TAAGTAATCCGGTTCATATCGTCCCAGGCTTCGCCGGTCGTCCACTCGTTATAAAGAATAGGAATCATCTCATTACCGGTCGGATCTGCAGGATCCTTGCTAATGAAGAACGGATCAGGCAAAACCGTAAACCCGAGCTCGCCAGCATCTGGATCAGTCTTGGATCGCCTGAACTTACCGATATTGGTTAGCTTGCACAACCCATAGCCCTCAGCGGTGTAGATAAACTTACCAGCCTTGCGCCGAGCAAACATCAAGATAATTTGACGGTCAACGGAATCTACGTCGGTAGGCTTACCGATACTGAAGTTCTCAGTACCTGGATCCTCCACAATCGGATCGCCATCGGAATCGGAGAGCGGCAGATTCATTCGCAACCGCTTCATCATCGGCTTCACAGTTTCAACACCGGTAAAGCTAACGACAATCCCTTCCTCGGTCAGATCGACATCGAAGGGAAAGTTCGACTGCAAAATCATCGCGTTGTCCTGCTTAATGCTCGGCGCACGATCCGGGCCACCGTCTTCGGACATCGCACCAACTGTCCAAAATCCTTCGTTGGGATCCGGATTGGGGTACCAAATACCGTTCACTCGTACCTGGGCGAACAAATCCTTACGCGGGGTACCGTCGTTGGCGAACGGAGACCAGAATCGCACAGGGCCGGCGTGCCACGGACTGATGTCGGTGTCGGCTCCGCGATTGTCGCGAACCAAGACTGCCGCCAAACCGCCGCGCTGGTAGAACCTGTTGTCGGTGTCGGCGAATCCGCCGGCCCGCCAAGACGTACCTGTAGCAGGAATAGCCATGAGTTATTTCCCTTCGGGAATCGATTGAATAGAAATGCGACCCGGCGGGTCGCGCACCACTAAGAACCAGCGGCGACGGCAACATAAGCGAGACCAATTCGGTATCGCCCAATCTTCTGCAGAATTTGATCGTCCCCGTATTCGACCCAATGCGGCATTTCAAAAACGTTCACATAATCGACAGTCGCTATGCGACCATCACTGAGAACGATATCCTCAAGATAACGAGCTTGAAGCATAATTCGTCTATGTGTCAACTCGGCTTCATCTTTGGCAGCATCTTCGCCTAAAGCTTTGTTGCACATAGTGTGAACGCTCACCACCGCATCGGCATAACCGTCGATTTCTTCACCAGCTATATGGCATACCAATGTAAACGGCAGTGGATCCCCACTTCTTCTAGTATTAGCAGTGCGACGCAACGGCTTCAACCACGCGATGAACACCTCTTCAGGATCATCTGGTGCTTCATCGAGTACTTCGGTCACGCAATTTCTTCCATACCCGTATCGAGACTGGTATCTGGAGTGCCGCCGAAGTGATGCGCTGTCTTAGCCGCTGGTGCGAACTCAGGCGTGGGCGTCAACTCGCCAACCATCCGACCCAGACGTCTAATAAACCGCCAGCCTCCGTGGGTGTCGTTTCCGGTTCCATATTCAATGAAATGGGCTTTCCAGTATCGAGTTCCAACCCAATACTGCGGCAACCTTTTAAACGCTCTTTCTGGGCGACGTTCGATATGCACAGATTCAGCATACCGTCCAGTCATAATCGGAGAAATACTGCGCCAATAATCACGAACAACAATAGCAAAAGCCTTAGTCTCAATGCTTATTTGATCATCCTCGGAGATCTTTTCCTCAAGTTCACGTACGATTTCGGCAACAGATTCTTCGATATAACTGACTTTCGCCATCAACCCACCTGCTTCTGTGAAAGAATAGTCGCCTTAAAAGGGTTGGTAAAATCCTTATGCGGACGCACTCCGCCAATAATGTGATAAGTTTCTCCATCAACGCGAATCTCATTAATAGCTTCTATCGCCATCACCGTAGCTAATAGTGAAGGACCAAGTTCAGCTAGTGGAATTGTAGTTTTCCACATTTCTGTCGCAATATCGGTATCAGTTTCCGCTGTTTCGCTAAACGTCAATGGTCGATGATGACATCCCGGCACATTTGTGAGAACTTCGGTCATCGCATACGTACCCAACGCACCAGGAGTACCAGACTCGACAAACGCCACCAGTGTCACGGTGTCGGCGCCAAAGCTCACAAAAACTCCAAGCGAGGAAGCCGATATGTGTCAAGAATGTATGACACCGACGTTACCGTTTGCGCCGCAGCTAAAGCGACTGTGTCGGACCACTGATATTCAACGTCGTCAACGCGTTTTCGAATCAAACCGACGTTACTGGCACCCATCTGCACGGACGCCATCTCACTGACCATCGTCAAAATAGCTTGACGCCAATCAGCAGCCTCGGCCTCGGTATAACCGTGGTCCATGGTGACCACGATCGACGCATAATCACATGACCAGAATGCGCAGGAACGCTTCCGCACCCGCACCACATAATCGGCAGCAGACGACCATCTCAAGGTATCGAGATCCAAAGCGATCTCGTCTTCAGTGATGTCGGTGAGTTCAATCAGCTTCTTCGTCGGCAGCAGCAATATCCGACTACACGGCCCGTCAATGACAACTTCATGACCAAGGCGCACCGGAGATACGTGCCAGCCAGCGTAATGACGCGCCGCTACTAAAGCGGCGTCTAGCATACGCTGAGTCTCGTCGTTGTCCTCAAGCCGCCCTAAGGTGAACTCGACAACATCGTCAGTCGAGAGCTCAGGCATCATCCTTCTTCTTGGAAGCTACAAACATCTCCCATGGAGGAGGACTGACATCGTCATCTTTCACCACACGAGGCGGTTCAACTACCGGAGCCTTTGCTTTCTCTTCTTCTTCCTTCTTCGGCCGACCCGGCTTACGCTTCGGCGCCGGAGCGTCGGGAACGGCGCTATGCAGCACCGAACCCAACGCCTCGCCGTTACGGAAAAACACTTACGTACCCACTCGCACCAACGGAATGATCGCGTCGTCCTCGATCATCATCGTGGAGAAGTAGCCGGCGTACGCCACCTGGACACCGAGCACAGAGGGCTCGATGACCTGCAGCGTTCCGATGCGCTGCTCATACACCTCGAGTGCCGCGGTACTGAACACAAATGCTTCACCAGCAGATAACCCAGCCGACATAACCACCGAGATGCCAGAGATAGTCCCCACCGGGCCCTGTCCGAATCCATTGGCATTAAAGCCCTGACCATGCTGATTCTGTGGACCATACGGAGCGAACAGCGGACCAAAGGTCGACAGCACCGTCGGAGACACTGCCAACACCAACGAACCCTGACCCTTCACTGCCGTGTAAGCAGAAGCGGCAGCAGTCCACAAAGCAGCAGCAACAGCTTCGCCCGGAGTACCGGTGGTCGGCGAAATATCGTAGGTGACCGCCGACGTAGTAGTAGACGCCAATGCATCACAAGCGGCAGCCTCAGTGTCGATCGCGTACTGCGCAGCCAAATCGTTGATGATGATGTCCATCACCGATGGCTGACTGAAGTCTATGTTCTGCCTACTCACGTTTACATAGCCACCATAAGTAACTGCATTACCAGTCAAACGGGTGATAACCATCTTCTGACTAGTCAACTCCGTCTTTTCATCGGCAGCCAAACCGTTGCTGCCCTGCAAGGCGGTATTGGTGTGCTGCGTTACGCGCGGCCTGTGCCAGGACTCCCCAGGAAGGGGTCGCGGACCGAGTACCTGAACAACCGGTCGAGCAGAGTCAATGAAGTTGATGACGTTACCGACGATCGGATCAGGAACAACACCGACATTGTCGCTGGTCTTCTGGTGCGCTGCGGTCCGGTAATACCACTCGAGCCTGTTGGTCGCTTCGCGATTGCCGAGATGCGAGTTATAGGTATCGAGCGCCCACGCGCCGGCGGTACGGTATTCAACCGGATCACGATCACCGGTACGCAGCCGAGATTCGATTACCTCCCCAACCACTGCGGCACGCTCGCGCACCTCGGTAGCAACTCGGGAGATGTCTTCGAGATCGTCGATCTGAGCCTTGATCTGCTCCATCCGGCCGCGAGTCTCGGCCATCAACCCGCGCTCTTCATCGGTCAGGTCACGCGAAGCTACGTTAGCCCGCTCGACAATACCGTCGCAGAAGGTCTTCTTCTGATCGAGCTCGGTTTCAAGGCGACGAATCATGTTGTCGCCGGAATTAACATTGGTACCGCTCATAGTGAGGTCACCCCTTTGGGTCGTGTATTGGATTTGCATCCACTACGACCCGCCTCACCAAGGGAGGCGACCCACACATTGGGGGGCCGGGCAATGCCGGTGCGAACAGTCTAGCTCTTATTTCCTAGATTTGTCAGCCATTCTGCTCAAACGTTCAGCAGCCCACCTAAGAATCTCATCATCAGTGAACTGATCCAGATAAGGAGTCATGATCGGCTCCTGCATTTCTTCGGTCTCCTCAGCATCCTGCCGCACAGATAGAACGCGCGCCTCGGTATACGCCGGGTCCTCAACGAAGGCCAGGTGATCCAGATATGCCTTACGAACGCGACGCGTCATGGAACTGCGGTCCAACTTCGTATCCTTCAGTGCCGCAGCGTATCCGACACTTGCAGACAAGCAATCATCAGAAGCAAGAGCTAGAGTTTCGTCGCCCAGCGGTGTACGCGCAATACGCACATCGGCCACCAAACCATCTTCATGCTGCCCATCAAACCGAACTACCTTACCGATAGTCCTGCTTCGGTTGTGATCGCGATTTACGCGCACTCTGTTAGGAGACTTCTTCACACTGTCGAATGCTCCGCGCTCGAAAACCTCTTCCCACCACTCTTTGCGCCAAAGAACCCTAGCAGGAGATTCGTACGGAGCCGCTATAACAGTAATAATGCGTTGTTCGAAATCAACATCTTCAACCTTAGCGTCACGATATTCAATCGGTTCGCGCGGACGTTCCTGGATATCCTCAACATCGCTATCGCGATGAGACATATGACTGTCCATACTAGATGCACTATCCTCTGAAATCGTAATACCAAATTTCTTAGCGGCAGCTTTAATTCGACCTTTAATCGATGCAACCTGCTCAGAAGTATAATTCTCTTGATTCTTAGGCATGTTAATATAACTCCATGCCGCACGACACTCTTTCTCACTCGAAAGTGGGTAACGCTTCTTACCGTCTTTCTGATACCCAGGATCGGCATAATGCGCGCTAGATGCGGGTCCGTAAGGCTCTTTCGGATTATCAGCCATTAATTCGCTCCTCCAGTAAGAGTTATAGCCCCAGCACGACCTGTAAAACGCTCCATCGCCCTTACTTCATCCTTTGTCAATACGCCCGTTTCAATCAAAATCTTGTATGCCGCAGCACGAACAGCAAGCTCCGGACGTGTATAGTCATCACGATTAAGTTCAACGGTTTGCCCACCTGGAAGCGCCCAGCCGCTTAATGACGACATCACCATACTAGCCTTCGGTCGAAGACTTGACCTGTCGTGGAAATCGAACAAACTTTCAACATTAGAATAAGTAAGCGACCCAGCGGCTCCCGGCAATCCAACAAGAAATGGCGGCACACCTAACAGAACAGCTATTCTAGACTCGTTGAAGTGCGACAACTCGAGCAATGTCATATCACGAGCGCTCATCGAATTGGACTGATTGAGAGTGGATCCACCACCGAGAATCGCCGGATATCCAGCGTTAGCAGTGCGCGACTCAATCCAGCCGGCGAGCAGATCACGGCCCTCCTGCGGGCTAATCTTGCGCTCCAGCCCGATCCAGTACAACGGAACGCCGCCGGTCTCGGTCAGGTGCTGCGCGTACTTCTGCAGCAATCCGACCAGCACCATCCGAGGAACCGCACCCTCCAGCGGCCCATGCCCGTGCGCGTCAGTGGTGTTCGACTGGTACCGAATATGAAGTATCTCGTCAGTAACATCTTCCGGCCCAAGGTGATAAATCCTTCGGCCTTTTTCCAATTCAATATTTATCAACCACGGAGGCATTACCCTAAACCGCAAAGGATATCCGTCAGCCCCCTGAGCCATAGGAAGTACAAATGCCTCACCAAGCATGTAATCCCAGAATAACTGCTTAGCAAATTCATTCCATGTTTGATATATCAATGGATCAGGATTCGTCATCCACGACAGGGAATCCATAATCTGACCATTACGCATGCGATAGACTGGCATGCTGCTCAGAATGGACGAATTCAAATCCAAGCAACCCCACGCACAATCGATGAGCTTGTTCGTACCAGACGTTGCACTCCAATCAGGAGTATTCCACTCCCCTGGCCAGCCACTCCATGGAGAAGGAACTGGAAACGGCATCGACCGACTAAAGGTATCTTCGCCCTGGAGCTCTACACCATTCGGATCGCCTGGATTAGCATTAGACGGACCATTTTCGTTGGGAGTTATAGGCCCCTTGCCGTTAAGCCAAGTCCAGAATGAAATTCAAATCACCTCAAATAAAGAAAGGCATAGGTTCCGCCACCATGCCATAACGATAAAATGCACCCGCAACCGACATCACGGGCGATAAATCAATACTATTTGTTCGACGATCTATCTGCTCAGACTCACCTGACATAAGGAATCGAGTCCGCGCATTCGCCACGGCCATATTCAGTTCCGGCTGATCGACGTGAACAACAGTGCCCGCCTTAACCGCTTCCTGTAAAGCGGCCTGCGCAGCTCCCATATCAGCGGCGTGCAGCTCTTCGAACTCAATCTCCGCCTTCACCAAATCCGGCTTCAGCATCCGAGCCTGACCGCCAGCAAAGATGGACACCTCAAGAATCTCCCGCTTTTCCATCAACTCGACGACCTTAGGAACCACTGTCGAAGTACCGCGCAGCGAATAACACATCAGCAACGTCTTGGTATGACCATCAACCTCAACGTCGCCGGCAATACCGATCGATGACCAACGCCGATCGGGCGCCACATCGATCATCAGCGTCACCCGATTCGGCGGTTCTACCTCCATGTCCGCGAGAGCGTGCCACTTCTCCAGATCAAACACTGATGGATCTTCAGTATCGTAGAGCCCCAACGCTTCTCGTGCGAAACCGGCATCGTCGAGTTTGCGCCGAAGGCGCTGAATCGAAACCAGCGGAGTCCTGTGCGGGAAGCTTGGGTTGGCCTTCGCCCACTGCTCCTGGTCATCAAGATCAAGCGTACCTTCGTCGGCACCAAACTCAATCCACAGCAAATCGTCGGCAACGCCGGCAAGGGCCTCTTCACGCATCCGCATGAAAAGCTCTGAGTTGTCTTCCGGCTTCGGCGGCGTACCGCAGTAGATGTGCAGGCCCAGCAACGACACGTTCATCGTTGCCACCATGTTCTGCATCGCCCGCTCAGACAGAATCTGACCCTCATCGAAGACCAAAACATCAACGGCGGGAACGCCTCGGCCGAACCCTCGCTCACGAGCACCAAACAAAATCCTGGATCCGTTGCCGAACCGAATTTCTTCCACGCCACTACCGGTATACACCTTAGATATATAAGGGGCCGCTAATGTTCGTTTAGCGTAACCCTGCATCGCAATAAAAGTTTCATTATGAGTTCGTGAATGGTGCGCTGACCAAATGACAAGCAATCCAGGCTTATCAATACAAAGTCCGAATATCAATCCAGCTAGCAAGAATGTTTTGCCAGTTTGCCGGCATATACTAATTCCAACACCACCGACAGTGTGGGCTAACGCTCCATCCTCACGATGCGCAAGAATTAATCCACCAGCACCGTCTTGCCAACCATCGAAAGTAATTCCAAGCTTATTCGCGCACGTATCAGCAACATCAGGCCAATACGATCCAGTTATGCCAACCGGCTTAACAAGGCGTCGAGCAACGTCAGAAAGTCGACGTTCACTCGTTTTAGTCATAACTCATGCTAGGAGCTGTATAAACAAAGCAATCCTCACATCGCACCCCGTGCTCGCCTCCGCACATCCAACATTTCGATTCAATTGGGCCGTTCCATAAGACATCACATTTCAAACAGGGCCAGAAAAAGGGATTCTTATCGTTCATCGACAATCGCAACAATAAATTCCATTTGATCTTGCTCAGCAAATCCAGCTAGTGCGTAATCAGCATCCAGCGCATCGGAGATTATTTCAGACACCGGCGCATAATCGTAACCATCCGGAGCTGACTCATTAACCTTTTTAGATAAAATTAAGTAACCGATCATCAAATTCCTTCGTCATTGAATATGAATAATTTGACGACCCGGCAAGCCACCAATGACTTTTCTCTGATCCGGAGCCTTCGGAACACGCTCCTCGCAATCCCATGAACACGATTCATGCGGACCGGTCTGCTTCCAACACGGCATGCAGCCACATTCACAGTGCCGAGGCATCGGCTATCCGAGGAAGTTCGTCAATCAAACTGTCGAGCTGTTCTCTAGCCTTGCAAATCCACTCAGCATCGCCATCGCGACGAGCAAGCTTGAGCTCTGACGAGGCGTCAGCAATGCGCTCGTGCAGCGTCTTTGGCATGACTACACACTTGCCGGGTTCCATGTCTTACCGCTACCTGCACCATTGCGTTGTGCCTCCTGCCTAGCTCGTTCTTGGATTTCTGCGATCTCCCTGGCGATCTCCTGCAACCGTCGAGTCAGTGATGCAAGGTCGCGGGGCGGACAATCCGGATCATCAACCGCCTGAGCAACTCGCTCCCGCATCGCCAGCAGCAACTTAAGACGATCATCAGATGCAGCAGCCTCAACAATGCTCATTCGAAAAACTTCAATGCCTGAGCCGGCTTATGCGTTCGATGCATTCGCATCTTCTTGCCTTTGACGAGATTGCAATGACGACACGCTCCATGACAATTTTCACGAACCATCACACCATCAGGCCACACAGCTTTCGGAATAGTGTGATCGACCGTCGTTGACAAACCGGTACATCCCTCGTACCGAAGTTGACATACCGGCTCTTCGCGAAGCACCCGCTCCCGCAGCCGGCGCCACGGGCGCGAACCGCCTCGGGAGTTGTAGTGCTTCGATTCCCTCATCCGAGGACGCATGATTCGCGGGTCCACTTGTCTCTAGTTCCTACCTTCCAGGCCACGCGGCCGGGTTCACGTTTGCGATGCTCTACTGACCTAACATCTCGATGTTCTACAATTGAAGGCCATGTATGCGCCACCGCATGTTGATTACGTATCGCCCAATAACCAATGCAGTCATCTATCTGAAAGAACGTTTTACGTCTGGCAAACTCAAGCATATTCCCGACTAAATCGGTGCGTATAGCTAACCCAACCGCCTGATAAATTCTATTCGACATTATCCAGTTGGCGTCTATTGCTTCAGCCTCTTTGACCGCCAACTCAATCTGCCCCATGAACTGCGATGGACGCTTCCGACCTAGATAAAGCGACACCACCGGTGCCGGCGCAATGGTCAACACCTGATCAAGCTGTTCGAGGAACCCGTCAACCGGCTTAGCGTCATCCTCGAGGCACACCGACCACTCCGCTCCGCAGTGCGCTATTTGCCGCCACACATACCGATGATTACCGCCACACTGCAGTATGCCACTGTCAATATGAAGAGCCTTAGCCTGCACCTCGGCAGCAAGTTCTTGGGCCATCGCGCGCCGAGTCTCAAATGCGACAACACCGATAGCGAAAGAGGCCACCTTTTACGCCGTATAAGAAGTAACTTGAGGTAGTCCAGTAATCCTTACATAAGGAAGCCCAGCAGCCTTTAGTGCAGATTCTCGAATAAACTGGCTGATTGTCATGTCGCGCGCTTTCGCTGCTTCGTAAAGAGTATGCATCTGCTCAGTAGTTAAGCGAAGACTAAGCATATTGTCGAATCGACGACCAGCTACTCGCCTCTTCTTTGGAAGAGGATGCTCCCACCACTGATCTGGATCGTTCAACAGTCTATTATACTCCTCGAAGATCTTACACTCTTCGGGATTTGAGCAATTACTATGATCCATATTCCTTACTTCTTCTGTATGAAACAAATATTTGGGTAGAACTGCACCGATGCCAAATCATACCCCAGTCGATATTTCTCCGGGAAGAGTTCGCTGTGCACCTCGTCGGCCAGACGCTTGCAGAAACTCATCGCGGTTAAGCCCGGATTTCCATTAGGATCTCTACAGGCCTCATTCTCGCCGTAGTTATCAACATCATACGATGTCTGCAGATCCTCAATCACATACAGTCCGCCAGAAAGTAAATATGGATAAAGATTCTTAAACGTCTGGATAGTCCTGAAAGATACGTGACTGGCGTCGTCAATGATCACATTGACGTCACCGCAAACCCGGCGAATTCTCGGACCCAACCATTCAGCGGTCTGTTCAGCTTCCCAAACGATAATGCGTGGTTCGTCAATAGTGATGTGAGAAAAATTATCTACACCAATGATTTGAGCGTTAGGCAAATATTCTTGCCAGGTAAGCACCGAAGCGCCATGATAGACACCGAGCTCAAGTAACACAATTGACTTATACCTAATCGGACCAAGAAACTTTTCGTACAGCTTTGTATACCCATGCCCATCAGACGCTTTATCTGTACCGTAATACAAAGCAATCTCATCAAGCGTCTTGATTTTGCTTCCAAGCGAGGAAGCGTGGATCGCTAGAGAGTCGGTGCGATCCGTATTTTCTGGAGAAAATGTCAATTTGTTTCCAAGTTAAATCATCATTATTAATCTGCTGACGCAGAGTCACCGACTGTAGATGCTCCACTATCGAATCCACCACCAGCATCGGCTCAATACCGATTTGCTTTAATTGTTCGATAACTACATCGTCACTACACCAAAAATCAACGCAATCATCGAATCCGCCAATTCTTTGCCACAGCCGGCGCTTGATCATAAAGCACCATCCTGACAAATGACGAGCTGTTACGTAACCAGTAATATTCTCGGTGAATTCGTACTGCCGAGGATCGCGCGGACATTTAGGCGAAACGACAGGATGACCAGCAGCAAGCAGATTATGCAACCAACCGTCATGAAAGATTAGATCGTTATTGGCGACCATAATCCATTCGGCTGCCCCAAGCATTGCGCCACGATTAGCGAACCGATTATAGTTAAATGGCCCCGGAGCCGTAACGGTAGTGGCCCGCTTATACGTTACATTCTGCTGTTCAAGCACAATAACATTGACTGGCAGCGAGTTAGCTCCGGTCAAACAGCTATCGATAGTCCGCTGCGTCATTTTGTGAATCCGCATCGACAGCGAATTAGACAGGATCACGACATCAACGATCGGCTTCTGATTCGGCCGCACCCGTATCACGCCACGGCGCCGCGGCTGAGTCTCACTGGTCTCATCGGAGTAATCATAGTAGTAGAGCACTCGATCTATAGCATGCTCAGTATGCAGATTAGGCTTCAGCAACTTCGAGTAAGCTGAATCCTCACCGTGCGCAATACTCGGGAAAGATACCTTTTGGGCCAATTCCCTTTTGACGCAACAGATATGATTAGGCAGTCGCTGATACTCATCTGGTGTATTGAGATCTCGACGGTAATCTTTGGAGTATCGACAAATCTTGGACGGATCACCGTTCAGTGACACCTCGACCAAAAAGGTAATTACGTCGGCATAACTTTCAGTGGCCTCTAAAAGGCTAGCTAAATAGTCGTCAGAAATCCGATCATCATCGTCGACAAAAACTATATACTCACCCTGCGCCATGTCGACCATGATGTTTCTTTTTTGACCGAGCATAATCTGCTTGTTGTCAACAAGAAACAAAATCTCAATACGCTCTTGACTGTCAAGCGGCAACGCGTCAAACTGCGACCACACAGCTTCCTGTATAGCGCGGCCGAAAGTCCTCCAACGAGTGTTCGTGCTGCAAATAAGAACACTCAGTGCGATCAAATTTAGACCACAGGCTCAGCGGGCGGCTCGACCGGAGCCGGCGCACCCAAAGCACGCAACGCTTCAAGATCGGCCTGCAACGCCGACACATCCCCGGCCGGAACATTCCCCGCATCGATCAGCGCCTGAATCTTAGCCGACAACGCCGCAGTAGCGTCATCAAGTCCCTGATCCAATGCGTCCAAATCAGCCTGCTCCACCTTCACTAGTGCCATGAGTTTTCCTAACTTGTTGTTGATACGTTCCTCGAGCTCGGCAGCCCATCGAGGCTGAATACTGTCGTCGAAAATCCAGGCCAAGCTGCCCATTATGGCTTCCGATCGTCGCTCTGACCAGGGAAAATAAGAATCCGGGCAGCGTTAGTTTGCACCCAAATGTAGTCCGATACATCATAACACCAGATCAGCCCCTGTTTCCGCGCATCTGACATCACAGGTTGTCGTTGCCAAGTCAAGCAATATAATCACTTGCCTACATCGGCAACGCAGCGTTAAGATGACACCATGACCGTCACCCGCATCGAAGGCTACAAACTGCTCAACTTCGCTTCGCAGATCGATGACAACACACTGACTCAAGCGAAGGAAACGGCAACAATGCCGTTTATCCATCCACATGTCGCCTTGATGCCTGATGCCCATCTCGGTAAGGGATCATCAGTAGGAACCGTCATTCCGACACTAGATGCTGTCATCCCTGCTGCCGTAGGTGTTGACATCGGATGCGGAATGGTAGCAGCTAAAACTCAATTCACCGCTGACGACATCAAAGACAGAGATTTGAAATCTTTGCGCGAATCACTAGAATCTGCTATTCCGCTATCTCCGGGAAACTACAATAATAAATTGGATCGATTCGATTTCACCAAGACACGAATTGAGGAGCTTGAAAAATTAGCCTACCCTGGTGGAGAAACAGAATATCGCGCAATTGATCTCTCGCACTCACCGAAGTGGCGTGAACAACTCGGTAGCCTAGGTGGTGGAAATCATTTCATCGAGCTGTGTCTCGATAACGAAGACACGGTATGGATGTTTCTACACTCCGGATCGCGTGGCGTCGGCAATAAGATCGCGCAAAAACACATCAAAGCAGCGCAGAGACTATGTAAGCAGTGGTGGATTAATCTTCCAAACCCTGACCTAGCATATATACCACAAAGTACACCTGAATTCTCCGCGTACCTGCGCGAACTCAACTGGGCGCAACAATTCGCTCTCGAAAACCGCGCTGAAATGATGGATCGTTTCCGTCAAGCATTAGCGCATTGGATGGGTGCAGAACCTGATGATGTAGAAGTTGACCGAATCAACTGCCATCACAACTACACCCGCAAAGAAGAACACGCCGGAAAATCGGTATGGCTAACCCGTAAAGGCGCTATTGACGCACACGAAGGGGTGCGCGCAATCATCCCCGGATCAATGGGCACCCACTCATACGTTGTCCGCGGCAAAGGCAACGCTGCTGGGCTATGCTCAGCCCCGCACGGCGCCGGCCGTAGGTTCTCCCGCACAGAAGCTAAAAAGCGATTCACCGAAACCGACCTCGCCACCGCGATGGCCGGCATCGAATACCGCCACGGCGCAGAATGGATCGACGAAATCCCCGGAGCCTACAAAGACATCGACGTCGTCATGAAAGATGCCGAAGACCTAGTCGACATCGAGTACGAGCTACGCCAGATCTTGAACGTAAAGGGCGTATAGGCATACACTTAAAACGTCCCCGCCGGAAGACAGAGAGACGGGTCGCACCCATCATTCCGGATCGAGTCCTTGGCCGGCCTACGTCAACGTAGGTAGTTGCAACCCGACCAGGGCTTTGATTAAACTGTCCCCCATGAACCGACCGTGCCCACCCGCGCCCGTTTACCGGGGTGTGGTGAAATGGCATCATGCCTGGCCTGGGACCAGGTGGTGGCGGTTCGATTCCGTCCTCCCCGACCGATCGCCCTCCCTCCTCTAATAACAAGGAGGGTTACTCCGGCTGGGCCGGAATCTCGTTGCTAGCGATGATGAGCCTCGTGCTTGGGGTCCGATTCCTCAACCCTCCGCAATGGAGGGTACCGCTCCGGCAGAGCGACCTGGTCCTGAAAACCAGTATGCGGTAACCAGTCCGGGGGTTCGACACCTCTGCCCTCCGCAGAGCCCTCGTAGCCCAACGGAAGAGGCGTCAGACTTAGAATCTGATCAGTGTGAGTTCAAATCCCACCGAGGGCACCCCTTGCCTACGTCGGCAACGAAGCGTAGATTGACAATA